TCCGACTTACACTTGTCGATTTCGGAAATTTTTTGAGTTGTCTCTCTCAAGTTTGCGATATCCGACTTACACTTGTCGATTTCGGAAATTTTTTGAGTTGTCTCTCTCAAGTTTGCGATATCTGACTTACACTTGTCGATTTCGGAAATTTTTTTTTCTAATTGACTTAAAGATTTGTACAATTCTGTTATATTTGTACATTTATCGATATCAGAAACTTTTTGTATAATCTCCGCTAACGACTCGTTCAATACGATGATTTCTTTCTTGCACCCATTGAGATCGGAATTTTTTAATGTATCGTTTACTGCGTCTTGCAAAGAAGTTTGAATTTGATCGCATAACTTATGTAAAATGTCAATATTTGACTTGCATTCTTGGATTTCTAAAAATTGTCTCTTGTGACACTCATTCAAATTGTCACTAAGTTTTTTGATGTGTAATTTGACTAGTTCACTAGTTTTTTGTTCTATAGTACTGACTTTAGAAGTTAGAACACTTGTACTACTTTCTACTTTGAACATTTATTATTCATCTTTTCGGTACTTAAAAATAGCTAAAGAAAAATGGTTATAAAATACCATAAAAAATAAAAAATGAAATTTATACTAAAATTTATTAAATAAAGAAAATGGCGTTATTAATGATAATTATATTTGTTACCTTCTTGTTTTGGTTGGTAGCAAAATTATTGGCAAAGAGAAACATTTTAAAAAACTATTTTACACATGGTTCTTTCTATCCAGAAATAAAATTAACCAAAGAAAGAACTAATTTTAAACCTTTTGAGTACCCGCAATGTTATGAAAAGTGGGATCAGCACGAACATGCTCACTGGTCATTCAAAGAACTAAATATGCAAGATGACGTTAACGATTGGATCAACAAGCTTACCGAGTCGGAGAAAACATTTTTAATTCAGATTTTACGTTATTTTACTCAAGGAGACGTTGATGTTGCTGCCGGTTATGTCGAATATCTACAAATTTTTAAACAACCCGAGGTTAGAATGATGTTGTTTGGGTTTGGTGCACGAGAAGCTATGCATATTGCTAGCTATTCTCACTTGATCACCACCTTAAATTTACCAGATATTACTTACCAAGAATTTTTGAAGTACAAAGCGATGAAGGATAAACACGAATTTGTGTTCAATAAACGATTTAAGTCAAATCCAGTCACAAGATTTATAAACTTTTTATTATTCGGCTATGATGAGAAACTTGAAGAAATTGCTATAAAAATTGCTTTGTTTTCTGCTTTCATAGAAGGAGTACAGCTATTTTCTTCTTTCATTATGTTACTCAACTTTACTCGGCATGGTTTGATGAAAAAAATGGGACAAATTATTCAATGGTCAATTGCAGATGAAACACACCATACAAATTCTATGATGCAATTGTACTGCACACTTATTGACGAGAACAAGAACCATGTTCGACTAGATGTGCTTAAAGAGAGAGTATATTGGACTGCTAATCGAATAGTTGAACTAGAAGACAGTTTTATTGATTTAGCATTTGAGATTACCGACTCTAAAAGTGAAAATAGTCAAAGTATGAGAGATTTAACGCGTGACGAAGTTAAAACATACATAAGATATATTACTGAAAGACGACTTAACACGCTTGGATATGAAGGAATATATGATATTAAAGAAAATCCTTTAACATGGGTAGAAGATATCCTTAACGCTCCAACTCATACTAACTTTTTTGAAAACAAGCCAACAGAGTACGCTAAAGCTAGTTTAACTGGTGATTGGCCTTGGTAGACAAAAAATTTTAAATTTAATGGTCAAAATTAGCATATAAAATTTGAAAAAGTAAAATTTGTAAAAAGTGTTCAATTGGGTGTGGGTTACTACCCATGGGTATTAATAAAAAATTTTATTTTTTCATTTTAATGGTTTATTTAACCATTAAATTTGCTAGTGGGTAGTAACCACTTTTTTTATTTTAATGGTTAAATAAACCATTAAAATTGAAATTAATAGAAATTATAGTTTTAAATTTTGGCAATTGTATGTAATGATATCGACAGTTAAATCTAAATCAGAAGCTTGCATAGTCATTCTATTAGAATGTACTGTGACTTTTAAAGCCGAATAAAAGAGTTTGTGAAGCACATACTCCAAAGCATAATGAATATTATTTATAGCTTCTTTTGACCATTTGAAATCTACTGCGTGCTCGTTACTTAATTCTTTAATCAAACGTGCGACACTAGCTGATGGCAATGTTATACAATCGTATTGACGTTGATATTCGCGAACACGGGCTATAGGTCTTTTTTTTTGTGGATGTTGGACACCTTTTTAAATTACTACCAGAAATAGGATACATTTTTGCAAAACCAACATTATTTATAGCATTAATGGCATGTGTTTCTGAAACAACTTTCTTTTTTTCATGTTCGCAATAAATAATGGCGTATTCAACTATAAAATTTAAATATTTTGTACCTATGGTTCGAGCATTTTCATAAACATCAGAGCTTATTCTATTTGCTCCAGCTCTATGAGCTAATTTTTGCAACGCCGAATTGTTCATTTATTAACTATTTATTTAGAAGTTAATAAATGAATTCAACCATAATTACAATTTTTTTTATATTCTTATTGTTGTGGTGGATTATTATCACAATCAAATCAAATAAAACAACAGAGATGCGCCTTCGGAATCTAGCGGAAGATGATTACTTGGTTCAAAATTACCATACTAAAGCAAAATTTAATAAAAGGTTAATTTTAATCATTGAATTTTTAGAAAATGTAGATGGTCAAATTGACCTACTCTTGATGTGCATTAGAAATATTTTAAGACAAAAAATTAAAGTAGATTCGATCATACTAGTCACTCAAAATGAAGATCTAAAAAAGGTTCCTATTGTCTTTAATACTTGTATTTTCAATAAAGTTGGAGGATTATCTTTTTTTTTTAAAGAAAGTAGAGAAGATACCACTTTAGTTTATATATTTTCTAGTGCTTTTAATGCTTTTAAAAACCCTAATTTTTTACAATATTTTTTAACATCAAATGTCTCGGTTGATGGTTTAATTAAAGCTCAAACTGATTTAGTTAAAGTTGATATTGATAAAGTGTATTAGTCCACAATTTTCAAAAAATGAATTTAAGGTTAGTAAAAACTAAAAAATAAAAAGATGTCCAAAAGTACAACTGAAAAATATAAAAAAATTGATCTATCAGATGTAGATAGAAAAAAGATTAAACATAACCATGGAATTGAAACTAACGAAAAGATAAAAATTTATGATGAAATTAAGCATGTTAAAGAATTGTGGACATATCCTCATAATTTCCCAAATTTTCCTCAGAACTTCAAGGAAAACAAGCACAACATCAGATGTCATTGGGATCATCATACATTTCAAGGAATTGGTATCTTTTGTCCTTTAACTTATCGACCAAAGCAAGTAGCTAAAGTAAGCCAGAGTGAAGTTAAAATTAAAGGTTCAGATTCAACTATTAACAATTTTGTCATCAAAGAAAATATACCTAAAAATAAAGACGTTTCTAGCCTTATGATAGGAAAGCAATTGATTGAGATTACAGACGCTTACTATGAAGTTGATGGAGTTTTTTGTTCTCCAGAGTGTTGTTTAGCCTTTATTTACGATGAAAAATCTAAGGTTGGAGGCTCCAAATATTCTGATTCTGAAAGATTACTACATTTTATGCTTGGATTAACCTCTAAAATTCAACCTGCTAATAGTTTTAGACTGTTAAAAGAATACGGAGGAAATTTAACCATTGATCAATTTAGACAGAGTAATAAAAGTATCAAATATGAATATTATGGTACAACTGTCCTTATTTCACATTTGTTTGAAAAAAAGATAAATTTGTCCACAGATTAAAAATTTTTTTAATGCTTCAAAAAAGCATTAAAAAATACGAATTAAACTATAATTGGCGGCGCAAGAACAGTAAAAAGAACATTTTTTACATATAATGTGCTCGCATTGTCGACTTAAATAGAGAACTTGATGGCTATAAACAACGAGAAACGGAAAAATAATTAATTTAATGATTAAGACAATCATTAAATTAGATTTAATTAATAATTTATAACATTTGAATTGTGGTTACATGAACCACATGTAGGAGCACAATTACCACCGTCACAACTATCTTTTGACCACCCAGCCATTTTACATGCTTGTTCTGTGTTGGAACCGCATTTACGGTAACATCGACCATATTTTCGACAATCATATTTTTCATCGCATTCACACATGGGTGGAAAACGTGTGTTTCCATACTCATAACAGTGTTTAGTCAAACAATTTGGTATACAAAATTTAGGTCGTAAAATTGACTGGACAAATGGCTGTACTCCGGGAACTCTACAATGTGATCCTATGTGCAACCCACCAATGTTATGAATGGGCCCTGGATAATGTGGAAATGGGCCTATTTTGTTATTAATTTCTACTTCAAAAGAATTGTGTGGTTGAACTATATTCTTCATCCATAATGGTATAGATGGAGTATCAATCGCCGGTAAGGTTTCTGACATCTTTATTATCTCTATTAATATCTGTTATAGTTGAATGTAAAATGGTTAAGTATCGAATTAAAGTTTAAACTAACCTTAACAAATATCGCATTAAGAACAGTTAAGAATATTTAGGTATAATAAAGATGCCTCCAAAGACTAATATATACACCGTAACAAAAGTCGAACATGAGTTTGGTTTAGCCAAAGTGAAACCAAAGTTTTCTAAAATGGCTGAATTGTACCTAGAATTGTTAATAAACAAAAAAAAGGTTAATTTAACTTTGGCTTCAGAAAAATACATACATCACTATGAACCCACAGTTTCTAGTGAAGACTTTAATGATGGTTTTAAACCTATACCAAGAATAACTTCTGTTTCTAAAGATCAACCCGCCTTACAAAACAAAGGAACTTTTACTTGGGATTCTTCTGATGAAATGGAACCCTCGCCTGTTATTAGAAAAAAAATTAATAGACCAGTGAGCAGTTCTCCACAAGAAGGTTCTGTATCATCAAATCGATATCGTAAGGTTAAAAGATCTATTATTTCTTCTTACTTTGGTAAAAACGAAAAATACGATAACAAAGGTCGAAAACACCAGCAAATCGACGAAGAAGACGATAAAGAAAACCCTTCCCGTGATACAAGGAATGATACAAGGAATGATACAAGGAATGATACAAGGAATGATCGAAAAAAAGAAGAAAGAGATGGTCTACCTAACGTAAAAGAAATTAAAAAAACTTATGGAGATAACAAACCAAACATTGCTACATTAGAAAACTATGAAGATGCAAAGGATGAAGATGATCAGAAAAGAGAATTATTATTCAAAATTCACCGGCTGAAGAAAACATACCCTAGAGTTAACTTACCCGAATTTAACATGATGTCTAACCATGACAATATGAAAAAAACCTATGATACAACAATTAAAAATTTAGCTATTGATTCAACCGTAGAAACTTACAAATCGTATTTATTGTGGGGTTTTATGGGATGTGAAATTGTTCTTGGTAAAATTGGTTTTGATATGGAAGGATACACCCAACAACAAACACTATGTATGAATAGGTATGAAAAACTATTAGTAGAGTTAGGAGAAAAGTCATATGTTCCGTCTTCTATCAATAAGTGGCCTGTAGAAATTAGATTAATGGCCCTCATCCTCTTTCAAACCACGCTTTTCATTTTATCTAAAATTATTGCTAGAAAGTACAATGTTAATATTTTACAAATGTACAACAATGTTAATGGTAACTATGAAGCACAAACTCGAAGCACTGGTATGAGTGGCATGGGCGGTGGAGGAAGTAGTAGTGGTTTTGGAAGTGGTGGAAGTTCTCCTTTAACATTTATACCTAAAAAAAGAACGCCGTCAACTCATTCTAATTCTGAAAGCCGAATGAAAGGCCCTTCAGCCACTAAAAATTCAGATGGTTAAATATCGGAATTTTTTTGGTTATCAAAAAAATGAAATTAATGGTTAAAAAAATCTTTAAAGTAAAAAATAATGGATCCTCTGTCTTTGAATGAAATAATTTATATAACCCGATTTCTAGACCTTAAAACCACCTTTAATTTTTTAAAAAGTTTAAAGTTAAATTTCAGGTATAAAACAATATATATAAAGAATAAAAAACTAATGGTTATTGAAAACATATATAATTCGTATTTTGAATATGCGAAAGAGTGCGAAAGTGACCTTAAAGAATTATTACAATTTTTTTGCAATGACATTAATCTAGAAGATTTAATTTGTTTTATGGCTAATATTTACCCTAATCATCCTTTTTTAAGAGATACAATTTTTTTTGACCTTTTGAAATTTTATAAAATTTCCAGGCTTGAATGGAGCTTAATAAACGTTCATTTTAAATGTGATAAATCAGACCTTAGATTACTAAAAATTTAATTTTAATGCTGTGAAAAAGCATTAAAATTATTAATGTTTAGAGTTGAACCATTTAGGGTTAACTTGAGCATAGGTTTAAAAAACTAGTATACAATTTTTTAAACTTTATCAAGTTTAAAAAATAATTTTGGGGCTTTAAGGCAGCTTAAGTTTCAATGGTACATATTTTCTTACCTTGAAGATGGTATCCTACCTTATGTAAAGGCATATGATGTTTCGTGGAACAAATTATAGATCTATGCAAAGATTTACAACACTCCTCGTCTTTCTCGCATTCCTGTAGAAAATTTGTACATCTACAATGGTTAGAATTGATTAAGCAAGGTGCGACAGTAGTAGTAGTAGTAGTAGTAGAAGTACTAACAGCGGCAGCAGTACTAACAGCGGCAGCAGTACTAACAGCGGCAGCAGTACTAACAGCGGCAGCAGTACTAACAGCAGTAGTATCAACCGATCTTTTAGTTGTAGTTCTTCTAGGATTAGCACAAGTACCAATTCCTATTTCACTTAATTTACAGTAACTACTGCAACATTCTAAAGAATCGTAAGGTAAAGTACAGCGTTCACCATCTGGATGACACAAACCACACTTACCTAGTCGAAGTAAACATTTTAGTCCACTGGTGCAATCAGAGTCAGAAGTACAATCGTTGTTATGTGGTACACATTGGCTTGAATTCAAGCCAGGAATTGGTTGACAAGTATTTCCTTTGCAACAAGGCCAAATATCAATTTGAGGATCGCATGCAACACCTTCTTTTTTACAGTACCGACAGACATTGTTATCACATGTTTGAAAAGAAAACCCGCAATCATCATCTCTTGAACAACTACGATACGGAGATTTAGTTGTAGGCGTCATAAAGGCATTTGAACAAACTCCTTCGCCTATATGATTCAAATCACAGTAACTACTGCAACATTCTAAAGAATCGTAAGGTAATGTACAGCGTTCACCATCTGGATGACACAAACCACACTTACCTAGTCGAAGTAAACACTTCAATCCAGTAGTGGTACAATCAGAGTCTAAAGCACAGTCGTTATTGTTAGGAACACAATGAGTTGTATTCAGTCCAGGAATTGGTTGACAAGTATTTCCTGGACAACAAGACCAAATATCATTTTTAGAACAAGTAGTTCCTTTTTGACCACATATAATACATTCACCATTTATACACGATTTTTGGTATAAACCCCCCTTATCACAGTCTGAATTAGTTAAACAACTAGTTTCGTTAATTGTCATATATTGTGCGGTAGTCAAACTACCAAGTAACATTAAGTGTAAACACACTTGTACAAGTAAAACACGGCGCTGCATTTATTATTATTTTTCAAAAATGGAAAATTAGAGTGACTATAATGAACAAATTTACGTTGTTTTACATATACTAAAAGTGGTTAAACAAAAGCTTAAATTAAACCATAAAAAAACAACGATAAAATTTATAAGAGAATAAACATGGGATCAGCTGTTTCTAAAAATATAACTAAGGCGGCCACCGAAGCCATTGCCAGAGTTTCTAACAATATCATCCAAACAACTAAATTGAGTACAGATCAAACTCAAATCATAAGTGTGACTGATGTAGACGGAGATGTACACATTAGTGGCAATACTTTCACTCAGAAAGCTAATATTAACATTAAATCTTTACTGAATGCTCTAGTACAAGAGGATATACAACAAGCTTTAACGTCAGAAATTGCACAAACGTGTAAGAGTATCGTCAGTGGATTGAATTTGTTTCAATTTCCCAATGCCCAAAACGAAATTAATGTATTTCTAAAGGCTAGTTCTGAGCTTATGACTACTATTTCTCAATCGTGTGCAGCTAGTATATCAGAAAATCAAGTTATTACTGTTTCTAGAGTCAAAGGTAATGTATATATTACTAATAACGTTATGTCGGAAATGGCAGATATCTTTGCATCGTGCGTCGAAGATGCTGTGTCAAAAAATACTGTATTTCAAAAACTACAAGAAAAAATTGACCAAAGCGCAACAGCGAAAGCCGAAGGATTAAGCTTGTGGCAGATCATTATCTTGATTGCTGTAGTTCTAGGTATACCATTACTTTCTATTGTTGGTGGTGTTGCTGTGGTTGGCAGATATCTTTTTCCACTCAGTATTCTAGCTGGGGCTGGTAGTTTAGTAGCTTATTTTACATATGTTGACGAGACTGTGTTTTCACACGCGTTTTCTCCATTAATTAGAAATTTGCCGAATTGCAATGCTCAACCGCTTATGGCAACCACAACTTCGTATTCTAATTCTAGTGCTGCAGCACAAGCTTGCGCTAACAATAAAAATTGTGTGGCTTTTGATTGGCAAGGATCTGTTATAGACAATCTTGGAAATCACACATCGTTTAACCCTCCCCAAACCACATTTTATTCAAGTATTGGCCCAGGTTGCGAACAAGCCATTAAGAGTTCTCCAGATCATTCAAAAGTTTTCCGTTATCCTATTTTTCTTAAAGGTACTGGACCACCTAATTCAGCAAATGGAGATGTATACTTAGATACGTCCACAGCAAATTATTACTTTTTTGACATGGAAACAAGAATGTGGGTTAAACAAGGTTCTTTTGCTCATTCCGACTTTACAAGTCGAAACACAATCAATTGGGGTAATGTTGTTCCAACTACTACGACTCAAGGTATCCCAGGAAGCATTTATGTCTATTATTCTCCTACTGACCCTGTATACTTTCATGTGTATATAAAAAATCCCGATGCATGGAAGTTATATCCACCTTTAAAAGGACCGGGTATGATTGCTGATGCTCCAGCTAATATTAATGTTACTGGATTTACTACTATCGAACGTAAACAATGGCTATTATACTTGGCAGGAGCTCTATTAGTAGTAGGTGTTTTAGGGTCAGTAATATCCTTTACGTCGAAAAAACCTCAAGAATCTATTAGAAGGTCAACTAATCCTTTCGAAGAATAAAACAATTTTTTAATGCTTAAAATAAAGCATTAAAAAATTAATAAGAGTAGAAACTGACTACATATTCGTAATTGTTGGATGTAAAGATGAAGTCAACGTAATTTTCATGTGAACTTAATAAACTATCATTAAACTCCTCCATATCTTCGAAAAGATTTTTTATACTCCCAAAGCACTTTAAAAAATCTTCTCGGTTAAGGTAAGAGTTATCTTTTAAAATTAAAAAAAACGCATCATGGTCAATAAATTGGTACTCTGTTAATGCGTTGATTTTTTCTGTAATTCTGTCTTTTAGGGACATTTATTATACTCAATTTTAGTCTAAACACTTAAATCTAAAATAACCTTTTTATCGACCTTTAATTTTTTTAAACTTGGTATGGTTAATAACACCTTAATAAGAGGTCTTAAGTCTAAATATTTGTTGTGTCGTTCAATTTCGATCTCTTCTAATTCGGTACACGTTAACCCTAAATCGACAAATGGTCTAACTCGTTTAATGGTATAATCGCTATGTAGAAGATGTAATTTTTTTAAGTTAGTATGAGTTCTCAAATTAAGGATCCAACTATCCATAAAAGTATACTCTTCGTCTTCATACGACCCATGTTTTATAGTCAACTCGGTTATATTACTTGGTCCCGGAGGAAAAGAGGTGACGTTTAAGGCTAATCTAACTTTTTCTAATGTTGGTATACTCAAAAGGTGTTCGATAGCCTCAACTTCTAACGTGTTTATACAATCACACGTTATATCAAGTTCTTTCAAACGAGTACAATTTTTGGAGAACTCTATCCACAAATCTGTAGTTAACTTTAGTTCGTAACACTCGAAAGTTTCTAGATTTTTAAAGTTGACTATATCTTTACACAAATCGTAAGTATAAAATTTAAATGGTGGTTTAAGTGGACTCCAATATTTATGGTAATTATCTGAATAGGTCCAACTATCAAATAAATCTTCTTCTTCTTCTCTTTGTGGATCATTTAAACTTTCTTGATTTAATCTTATAATTAGATTTTTTACTTGGTCTGGAAAAGCCACGTCTGGATGTAAAAAATGTTGTGGTTGATAAATTCCATGTATATAATAAAAAGATTTATCTGGTCTATTTTTAGCTTCTTCTACCGTACGTGGAGCTTGATAATCATACCTCATCTTTTGGAACTTTTCAAACTCTGGAAGGTCTGTTAACTGCGAAAATTCTGACATTTATATACTTTTTTTATACCTTTAAAGATGTAAAAAATAAAATTTAAAGTATTTTTGAACCATTTGTTTAAAAAATATAATTATCTTATTGTAACCATTATTTTAATGATAATATCCAGCTAAACGACAATAAATGCTAACAGGTGGAAGAAGCATTAAATAAAAAATTACATCTTCTACATAGCGATTATACCATTGAACGAGTTAGACCATTTGTCGATTTAGGGTTAACGTGTACCGAATTAGAAGAGATCGAAATTGAACGACACAACAAATATTTAGACTTAAGACCTCTTATTAAGGTGTTATTAACCATACCAAGTTTAAAAAAATTAAAGGTCGATAAAAAGGTTATTTTAGAGTAATTATATTTTTTTCATTTTAATGGTTTAAATAACTATTAAAATAAAACAATTATAATGTTATTTTTTATACTCGAAAAAGTATAAAAAATATTGTTTGTTTTGGTAAAGTTGTAATAACCATAAATTTTTTACAACACAGGAAAACCAAGAGCTCCTCCTGAAACTCGAATGATGTTATTGTTCACTGCTACGATAATAAATTCATATGTTTGTGGATAATCAGCACCTGCAGGTCCGGCACCGCTCGCTGCTGTGATTGCAGCAGAACTTGCAGCGGGAACAATGGAAACATTAGTTAATTTACCATAATTAGTAGAACCCATTGGATCTAAGTCATAAAAGTGGAGAGAATATGAGTACAAATGATAACCGATAAATGATGGAATAGTTGGAGCATGATAATATGGATTGACCAACGAGAAATAATCTGATCCCATTGCACCTAAACGGTTCGTGTTTTCGTAAATAAGAGTTGTGTTAGCGATAGGGTCAAATGAACCCGGAGGTTCGTAATTTACTGTTGAACCAGTTACAACTGGCGACGATGTGGCGTAGTTTGACCACTCTGCAGGACCCGTCTTATTTCGAACAGAAAATGATAAATATTTGACTGCATGAGAGAATCTAATGTCAAACGTAGGCATAGCGTTAGTCAAAGGTGTATAATTTTGACGTGGTGCAGTTTGAACTTGTTCAATAAGAATATCTCTAATGGCACAACCCATCCTACGACGTTCTTCGTTTGAAACAATGGCGTAATTTGCCCATACTTGGACTGGTCCTAGAACTGGAGCAGCAGTAAGGTGAGTACCAATCACAATTGGAACGTATGGGCTTGCTGGTGCCAAAGCACTATTTTCCAAAATTAAAAGTTCCGTCCAATCTCTGAAGTTAAAGTTAATTTGCATCTCATTATAAGGAAGAGCGGCTGTAGGTAGCGCAACACCAGTATCTCGCGAGAAGAAGAATGGAAGTGGTAAATTAAGGTTGGTACCACCAACATCTCCCAAACTTTGACCGGGTGCCACTGGATTAATCAAAGATGATATATTACCAATCATATTGTCATAACCATTTCTTTTACTCGCAGATGTGGTGAAAGCTGACCAAAAGTCCAAATGGTAATTGTCGAAGCGAGCTGCAACTAAATCATTAAAAGTAATGGTTGCTTCTCTGATTAAATTATGCATTAAATTTCTGGTCCATCGTAAGCTAAACGTGTTTGCTAATTGTGCATTGAGTGTTACTTGTGGGATATTGACTCTCAACCACGTTTGTAACAAATAATCTCCAGCGCGTGAAATAGAAACTGACCATTCTTGGCCAAAAGCTGCATTTCCTGTATTTCTGGAAAGTGGCACTGGTACTTGTGTGAACCAAGTAGACTTTCTTATTTCTCTAACGAAGTATGCAGTAGCAGTAGGGCCGCCATACATATATTTTTCGATTTCGTCAAAAGTGGCGATATCAATAAACCCTGAGGTTATATTTGATGAGGACATAGACATGATTAATTTATTAGTAGCAATATTTCAGCTGAAAATTTTTAACTGACAATTATTACTTATTTTTTTATAGTTAAAAAATAGCTTATGATACATATTATTACAAGAACAAGGTCTAGTAGAATCTAGCAACAGATCAAAGAATAAAAAAAGTAGTGTTATAGGGTGCAATGGAGCATAACTTTGCACCCACGCACAAAAAGCTCCCACAGAGAAGTTTAAAAAGAAGTGCAAGCAGTAACGCAGACACTTCGAAAGATTATGTGATCGAAGTAGAAGCTCTTTTATTGGTTAAATCGGACCTTACCATGGCTAGAAAAAATTTAAAAAGAATGCAACATATCTACGATAAAGTTAATGGTTTAATTAATCAAAACGAGGGTAAATTTCAACCAGGCAGTCCTCCTCACTCAGATTGTCTCTATTCTGAAATTTGGTTTATGTTTATGGATGAAATTGTCCACATTCAACACGTGATTATAAAAAGTTTGATTGAAGGTACTCTAACCGATTATAAAATTAATGAATTTGTTGATAAAATTAAGCTTATAACAAAACCTATTTCAATTATATTTTTTGGGTACAAACCTCCACAAGTTAAATTGTTTGTTCCACAAATAGTTTTTGACAGATTTTGATAGAATAAAAACTTTACTTTTTTAATGGTTTTCTAAACCATTAAATAAAATATTTTATTTAATGGCTTAAAAAATGATAAAGATCATTACCTTTTATAAATTTTAAAAATTGATTTAAAGAATAAAAGAAACATACAATAAAGAAGTTATTAGTTTTAAAAATGAATGCTCTAATTGACCTTAGCAAGTGTCGAGAGTCTATGACTGTAGAATTTAATAAAAAAAAATATAAAGTTAAGCTTTCTGGTACTATTAAACAACCATATTTTTGTGGTAAAGATTTATGCGATATTTTAGACCACAAAGACTTTAAATATGCTTTAAAGACTCATGTACCATTAAAATACAAAAAAGAATTATCTTATTTTTATGGTCAAAACAATCAAGATCTGAGGGGGGGGAATCCCCCCCCTCAAAATATGGTTACATGTAACCAAAAATGCAACTATATTTTAGGAAAACCTGACATAACGTATAGAGAAGGTCAAGTAATATATGTATCAGAACCAGGGTTATATAGTCTTATTATGAACAGTAAAACTGTATTTGCAACACTATTTCAAGAACTTGTCTACGAAAAAATTTTACCTTCTATAAGATCGTATGGTTCATACCAAGTTGAATCGCAACTTTCTGAAATAATAGAACAGTTGGCCATAAAAAATACACAATTAGAAGAAGCCGAGGAAGAGTTAGGAAAAGAAAAAGAAGCTAAAGTTAAAGCTGTTAAAGCTGCTGAGAAACAACTTGAACAAGAAAAACTAAAGGTTAAGGAATCAGAAGAGGCACGTGTACGCGCTGAAGAAGCACGAGTTAAGGCTGAAGAACAAGCCACGCTTGATCACGAGGCTAGAATTAAAGCTGAGCGTAAAGCTATTCGAATCAATAAGTTTATGAAAAGAGTAACTGTAAAAGAAAGA